TTTATACTCGTTGCAGGTGGTGAACAAGCGGGTAAGAGCATGGTCGCCTCTAAGTTTCTTCTTAATAGATTTTTTGAATTACCAGAAGGACAACCCGGACTATTCTGGCTGGTAGCAGCAGACTACGAAAGAACCCGAGCAGAATTTGAATACCTCGTGGAAGACTTTGCAGCACTAGGGCTACTAAAGGAAGCAACCAAGCGTGTTGACCCGGGGAAAATCGTACTGGCAGATAATACAAGGATAGAAACCAAGTCCGCAAAAGACCCAAGAACCCTAGCCATGAGAGCACCTAACGGTATAGTAGGTTGCGAGGCATCCCAGCTAGACCTAGAAACATTCTACAGGATGCGTGGCCGTTGTGCCCCTAAGAAGGGATGGCTATTCCTATCGGGAACTTTCGAGGGTAGCCTAGGCTGGTATCCCCAGATGCATATCTCTTGGTCTATCCCAACCGATGACGAGCAGAGCTTCTCACTTCCAAGCTATACGAACACTCACCTATATCCGGGGGGTATAGATGATCCCGAGATACAGAGATTAAAGCGTGACGCATCAGATGACTTCTTCCTTGAACGTATAGAAGGAATCCCATCTCCACCAGAAGGATTGGTGTTCCCAGAGTTCAGGGCAAACCTCCACGTTAGTGAAGTAGACTACGACCCCGAAAGTCCTGTACATCTATGGATGGACCCGGGGTATGCAGGTGCTTACGCTATCGTTGCAGTGCAGATGCGCAATGATGTGATTACCGTTATAGACGAGGTCTATGAACGAAACCTAGTTACAGAAGAAATGATCCAGATATGCCAGTCAAGACCGTGGTGGCAGAACGTACAGTTCGGAGTTATAGACGTTGCTGGCTACCAGCACCAAGCCATGGCTGCCCCTGCAGAACTATGGATGAAGAATACCGGACTCTATCTCTCCTCCCAGAAGGTCATGATTAATGATGGTACCGAAAGACTAAAGAGTTTCCTGAAGCCCGATCCTATAACAAGGGAAGCAAGGATAGTTATAGACTCACGGTGTAGAGGATTACTCTCGGAGTTCGGTGGAGCACCTAATCCTTTCGATAATCAGACTAGGGTGTATAGGTGGAAAACCGATAGGGATGGGAATATAGTGGGGAATACCCCCGAGGATAAGAACAATCACGGGATAAAAGCATTGATATATGGAATCGTAGATAACTACGGATATGGCTATGTCAGGGGACGCAGCTCTATCCCTGTTAAAAGGTGGTAATTTTGGCACGTAGAAAACCCACAGATATAATAGATATGGTCGAGAGCCACTACGATGCAACCTTTCCGTTGCGTGACAGAATGGAACAAGACCATAAACTTTACCGTTTGGAGCCTTACGATGCAGGTGACGGATACCGTTCTTATACTTCTAATGAACCACAGGTCATGGCTGATAAGATCGTTAGCTGGCTCACGTCAGCAGAAATGGTCGTCCGCATTCCGTTCTCGGGAAACGAAAGAGACCAGAGAGATACCAATAACCAGAAAGAAAGATTCCTTACCGGAGTCATGAGAGCAGCCGATGATAACCTCTGTGCGAGGTTGCTTCCAACCGTAAGGAGTCAGCTTGCTTGGTATATCACTATGCGTGGTTGGTATGCAGGCCGTGCCTTGTTAATTAAGAATTCCAAGGAAGAAACCAAGATAGATATTACTCCATGGGACCCACTCAATACGTTCTGGGGTGAAGGCCCCGATGGACTGGAGTGGGCATGTTACAGGGTTAGAAAGTCTCCAGCAGATATAAAAAGACAGTATAACTTAAGAACTCTAGATGTCGAGGCAGAAGGAGACGAAAGTATTTATGTTTATGACTTCTACGATAAGGAAGATAACTATGTAGTTATCCAAGACCACGTCCTTAAAAAGCGTACTCGACATGGGTACGATGGGGTTCCCTGCTTTATAGGAATGGTAGGAACAGCTCCTCTTATCCAGTCAGATGAAGTCGGAACCGATGCCATGGCAGACTATGGTGAATCGGTATTCAAACATAACAGAGAGAATTTCGAAAACAATAACTTCATGATGTCTACCATGATGGAGTTAACTGCTCGATCTCGTAAGCAAGGGCTAAAGGTGACATCGAGAGATGGCACTAAAACCCTTGATGAAGACCCTTATCAAGAAGGAACCGAGATAGCACTTGCTGCTGGAGAAGAAGTAGAACCCCTCGGTATGCTAGAAATGGCAAAGGAATCAGGAGCCTTCATGGGACTGGTATCCAGTGAGATGCAACGAGGTGGATTACCTCATAGTATCTATGGAGAACTACAGTTCCAATTATCAGGTTATGCCATTAACACCCTTAGACAGGGGATTGAAACTGTGCTGTCTCCTCGCATCGACACCATGGAGAAGGCATACAGAACGATCTTTATGATTATATCCGACCAGTACGCATCGGGTAGATTCAAGGCAATGGAAGTATCGGGTAGGGATAGAGACCTAATGTACTTCTCGGAAGAGATAACTCCCGAGATAGTTAAGAAGGGTGGGAACCCAGAAATCTCGATTATGTCCCAGTTGCCACAGGACGACATGACTAAGATGAGTATGGCTCAGATAGCAAGAGAAGGGCCTACTCCTCTATTGCCTGATATCTTTATAAGGGATATGATCCTCGGATTGCAGGACGCAGATCAGCTTGATGATGTTATAAAGGAACAGATAGCGCAGCAGGCATTGCCCGAGGCAAGCCTGTGGACACTGCTGACTGCACTTGAGAATCGAGGACGTGGTGATCTAGCACAGTTCTACTATGGTGAACTTATGCGGTTAATGCTGGAAAAGACAGCTGCAACTAAGATGGGTATGGCTTCTGGATTTACTGATGGCATGGGAGGTGGCCCGCCAGATCAAGGACAAGTGCCAATGGAAGGGGGTCCACCACCAGAGGGGCCTCCAATGGGTGGCCCTCCGGGATTACCCCCAGAGGTAATGCCTAATGCTGCGATGGGAGTACCGCCAGTTCCCCCGCAGGGGCCACCTACGATGATGCCTCCGGGAGCACAGAGGCCGGGGGCGGTAGCTAACGAAGAGGAACAGCTCAGGAGACTGGGTCTAGTTCCACCAAGGGGGTAGGAATATATGGCAGTATTTGGAGGTTCTCCAATAACAAGGGGGATTTCTCAACTTACTCAGAATCTTACGAATGAGATGCAGAAAGAGATGAACTTACTCTACGCTCCTGCTGATATCGTTCTCCGTGAGACTATGAAGAAGTACGAGGAAGACCAGAAGTATCAGGAACGCAAAAAGGCACAGGAAGATGCTATTAAAGCACGAACATCTGCACGCATGACTGGCAGTACCCCAGAAGAGGCTCTTATAGCACAGATGCTAGCTGGAGGAGGAGCGGGCGCATTTGCGGATTTCGCACCTCCCTCTGATTATGCTGCGGCAAATATGCCAATGGGTCCAATGGGTGGCCCGCCAATGGGTCCGCCAATGGGTGGTCCACCAATGCCAATGAATCCAATGTGGGGGCCTGAAGGCTACCCTTTAGCTAGTGTCCTTGATGTGCCGCCAAGCGAAGAATCTTGGTTTCAAGGACTAAAAGGCAATATAAGTGATGCGTACAAGAATCTAGAAATATGGGAAGGCGGCCCAAAGAAACCTACTCTAGAGGAGACCCAAGCGATAGATGCGTCAGGAGTAAGGCGTGGAGCAATACGTCAAGTCCATAATGAGCTTAAACAATTTGAAGAAGTTATGAGTGATGGATATCTATCACGGAGTGAAGAAGAAGAATGGGCAACCATGATATGGGAAGACGCGAATGCTATAGGTGACCCTGCGTTTACGTCACTGATAACAGAGGCAATACAGGATAGTTTCTCAGGCACCCAGATGACTACTCAGCCCGATGTTAACCGATTCAAGCCAGATGGAACTCGTAACTCCACTATCGAGCCAATGTATACTGAGGCTGGTCCCGTAAGAATCCCAAGTGAGCCTATTGAGCAGATCAATAATATAGTTTCTAATCCATACAAGGGGGTAACATCTCTAGTTAATAGGGGCAATAGAGATGTTATACAGGCGTACCTAGGAGAAGCAGGTTCCGATGCAGAACTTGCTGAACAGCTAGCACCTGAAGTAGGAATGACAGAGGATCAAAGTAGACGAATAACAGAACAGTATATGAAATTACAGGATGCCGCTATCAATGAACCCGGGAACTCGGCTTTGGCTGATACGACTCAGATAGATAGGCTATCCGCTTATCGAAATGGGCAGAGGCAGCTATGGAACTTATTCAAGACCTCTACTGGATTCTTTAATAATTTATCTGAAACAGCACGGACGTTATGGGATAGCTGGGAACCATACATAAGTATGCAGTTCGGTCTAGAGTCGAACAACCCTAACAGTAAACACTGGGGACCAAATAGAGTAGGAGGACCTCAGGATTATCTCTCCTATGTTCAGGCTATCACCGATCCTAATGATCCTAGAGCACAACTATGGAGCAAAAAGAAATTAACTGAGATTATGAAATCCGTTGCAGGAGAATCTTTTGGAGATGCAAAGCAGTTATATTCCAGATTAGGTACGCGGGAGCAGTACGTTACCCCTCTATCAGGTACAGGAAAGCCAGAAGAACCTACCCCAGAACAACAGCAAGCAAACATCCAAGCAACTGCTGATATTAGGGAGCAAGTCCATGGGACAGGGTCACAGGCAGCACACTCACCTGACATGGTAAGGTTATTGGCATGGTTTCATAAGAAGGGTAATTTTGCGAATATGTTTTCTTACC